AGCTGGTGGCGTTCTATTGGGCCAGGAACGCGGGCAAGCGGAGGCGTGCCCTGTGGCTGCGTGAGTGGCGCCTGTCGAGGCTACGCGACGCCTGGACCGCACGCTATACGGGCCCTCAGTTGCCCGCGTCCTGGATCACGACGGTACCGGCCTGAGGCGTGTGGGGGGGGTCGCCGCCGAAGCGCCTCCCCCCCCTAGACGGGCTTGGGGCGCGCGCGAATTCCGCCACAATTCGGGACCCTTTTTGGACGGGTGAGGATGTATGGCATCCAGGGGACGGAAGCCGGCGCCCCCGGAGCAGAAGGCGCTCAAGGGGGAGAGGCCGGGCCGGATCAACCCCGCGGCCCCGACCCCGCCTGACGGCGTCGGCGAGCCCCCGGAGATCCTCGACGAAGAGGGCGTGAGGCAGTGGCACCGGTTCGCCCCGGTGCTGGCCAGGATGGGCGTCCTGAAGGAGTCCGACGCCGACGCCCTGGCCCTCTACTGCGAGCACTACTCGCGGTGGGTCGTGGCCACGAAGGAGATCCGCAAGTACGGCCTGACCTCGGTCTGCGGCACCGGCGGCGAGAAGGTCGCCCCGGCCGTGGGGATCGCCCGCGAGTCGATGGCCGCGATGTTGAAGTTGCTCGCCGAATTCGGCTGCACGCCGTCCAGCCGGTCGCGGGTGCGGGTCGAGGCCGAGGGGCCGAAAGACGACCTGGCCGAGTTCCTCGGGAAGTGACCGAGAGGCCGTGAGGCGATGATGCCGTTGTGCCCCCGACGGCCCCGGGCGAAGCCGCCCTGGGCCGTCCCGACGAAGTGGATCCGCGGCCCGGCCGACGTCCTGGCCGTCGAGCAGGGGTGCCGGTTCGACGAGGCCGCCGGCGAGCGGGTCTGCCGGTTCATCGAAACCTTCTGCCGCCAGTCCAAGGGCAAGTGGGGCGGCGAGCCGCTCACGCTCCTCGACTGGCAGCGCGATTTCCTGATGCGGCTCTTCGGCTGGAAGCGCCCCGACGGCACCCGCCGGTACCGCCGCGCCTATTTGGAAGTGGCCAAGAAGAACGGGAAATCGACCCTCCTGTCGGCGATCGCCCTCTACCTCCTCCTGGGCGACGGCGAGCGCGGGCCGGAGGTGTACCTGAACGCCTGCGACCGCGAGCAGGCGAGCATCATCTTCCTCGAAGCGTCGAGGATGATCCGTTCGAGCCCCGACCTGTGCCGCAGGCTCGACGTGATCGATAGTAAGAAGAGGATCGTCCACCCCGCGGGCAACGGGTTCATCCGCGCCAACTCCGCCGACGTCGCGTCGAAAGACGGCGTCAACGCCCACGGGATCATCTTCGACGAGGTCCACCGGCTCCGCGGCCGGGAGCTGTGGCAGGTCTTCGAGTACGCCGGCGAGTCGCGCGAGCAGCCGCTCTGGCTCTCGATCACGACGGCGGGCGAGGACGAAGAGGGCGTCTGGTTCGAGCAGCGCGAGTACTCCGAGGCCGTCAACCGGGGCGACATCCCCGACACCTCGCACCTGGGGGTGGTCTACAGGGCGCTCCCGACCGACGAACTCGACGACCCCGCGACCTGGCTGAAGGCGAACCCCTCGCTCGGGTTCACGCTGAAATACGAGGACTTCAAGGCCAAGCTCGACGCGGCACGGCAGAACCCCGTCGAGTGGAACAACTTCCTCCGGCTGAAATTGAACATCATCGCGCGGGCCTCCGCGAAATATTTCGACGCGGACGCATGGGCGGAGTGCCAGGGCCTCGAACGTCGCGAGCTGCACGACCTCCGCGGAGGGCTCTGCCACGCGGGCGGGGACCTCAGCTCGACGACCGACCTGACCGCGATGGCCGCGGTCTTCGGCGACGACGCCGGCGGCTTCGACGTCCACGCCTGGTTCTGGGTGCCCGAGGACAACGTCGCGGAGCTCGAGCGCCGCGACAAGCAGCCGTATTCGCACTGGATCGACGAGGGCTGGATCACGGCGACGCCCGGCAACGTGGTCGATTACGAGTTCATCCGGTCCGAGGTCAACGCCCTCGCGGCCGACCATGACCTCCTCAAGCTCGGCCTCGACCCCTGGAACGCGACGAAGCTCGGCCAGGACATGCAGAACGACGGGCTCAACGTCGAGTTCGTCAGGCAGGGCTACCAGACGCTGAACTACCCGACCAAGGAGCTGAGGAAGCTGATCCTCTCGGGGAAGGTCCGGCCCGGCGAGAACCCCGTCCTGAAGTGGTGCGTGATGAACGCGATCGTCACCACGGACCCGGCCGGCAACGTGAAGCTCGACAAGAAGAAGAGCCGCCAAAAGATCGACGGCTGCGCCGCACTGGTCAACGCCCTGGCCGTCGCGCTGGGCGCCGAGCCCGCGGCCGAGAGCGTCTACAACGAGCGGGAGATGTACTCCTTTTGAACGACACCGACATCGTCTCCGTCGTCCTGACCGTGAAGACCTCCAAGGCCCTGCTTGCGGCCCTCACGGGGAAGATGCTCCCCGACTCACCCGTCGCGCGGGTGGTCTCCCTCGCGCTCTCGAGTGCGCTCACTGGCTGTCCTGACCCCGCCGACGGGGGTTCGCAGGCATGACCGACCACACCCGGCCCGCGCACATTTACCCCGACGTGTCGCCGATGGGGTTCCTCGACGTCGACGCCTGCCTCTCGAACCCGGACCTCGACCCTGACGGCGACGGCCTGCCGAGCGACTTCCCAGAGCGGCTCGTGGTCGTGACGGATTACGCCGGCGACACCCGCCGGCTCTCGTTCACGTTCGAGGACGCCCGCTCGTTGCACGAGGCCGTCGGCGCCATGATCGAGGCGTTCGACGAGGGGAGACTCGTAAGGGAATGAACGACGCCCTCTCCCACCGCCGGCGTAGGCCCTCACCGGGCCCCATGATCGCCTCCGGTCCCCCCGAGGCCGAGGAACGCGCGATCCCCGGCGAGGAGCTGTGGTGGCCGCCGGGCGGCTCCGCCGGCGTCGTCGTCACCGAGCAGACCGCGCTCCAGTCCGCGGCCCTGCTCGCGACCGTGATCACGATCGCCACCGACACGGCGATCTTGCCCCTCTGCGTCCACCAGACGATGCCCGACGGATCGAGCCGCGAGGCGAAGGAGCACGCCAACCACGAGCTGCTCGCGCGGAGCCCGGACGGCGAGTCGACCCCGGTGGGCTGGCGGCGGAGCTGGATGAGCCACGCACTCATCTACGGCAACGGCATGGCCGAGATCCAGCGGACCGGGCGGGGTGCCCCCTACGGGCTTCACCTCCTCGACCCTCTCTCGACCAACGCGAAGCGCGACCGCGATAAGCGGCTGTACTACCAGCTCGGCGACGGCCGCAACATCCCCGCGGGCGACGTCCTCCACGTCGCCGGCCTCGGGTTCGACGGGATCTCGGGCTACAACATGGTCCGCCTGCTCCGCCAGAACATCGGTCTGGGGATCGCCGAGGAGACCTTCGCCGCCGATTTTTTCAGCAACGGTAGCGAGTCGGGCGGCACGATCGAGGTCCCGAACCGGATCAAGGATAACGACGCCTACGAGCGGCTCCGCAACCGCTGGGAAGGCCGCCACCAGGGGGCCGGACGGAGGCACCGGGTCGCGATCCTTGAGGAGGGCGCGAAATACACCCCGACCTCGACCGACCCCTCGAAGAGCCAGCTCCTCGAAGCACGCCGGTTCCAGGTGATCGACCAGATCCGCCCCTGGCGCCTCCCCCCTAACAAGGCGGGGGACATGAGCGAGGCGCACCTCAACAACATCGAGGCGTCGAACCTCGATTACCTCATGAGCGCCCTGATGGGGTGGCTCGTCACCGTCGAGCAACAGTACGACCTCAAGATGTTCTCGCGCAAGGAGTGGCTCGACGGGTACCACGTCCGCCACGACACGACGGCCCTCCTCCGCGGCGACGTCAAGAGCCGCTTCGAATCCTACTCGATGGCGATCCGCGACGGCTGGATGACCCGGAACCAGGTCCACCTCCGCGAGCGCATGAACCCGATGCCCCCCGGCTCCGGCGGCGACCTCTACACCGTCCAGATGCAGGTCGTCCCGCTCACAGACCAGGGCACCACGCCGCCGCCGAAGCCCGACGCGCCCGCCGGCCCGAAGGCTGACGAGTCCCGCGCCGAGGAGCGGTTCAACAAGCACCACGGCGCCGACGGCCGTTTCTCCTCGGGCCGCGGCGGGGCCGCCAGGCCCCCTACGCCATCCAAGGTCCGTTCGGCGGAGCACGCCGCCCTCCTCGACGAGCAGAAGTCGGACCGCCGGTCCCACGCCGGCGGCATCCGCGACGACCGCCGGCAGCTCGCCGACGACCACGCCGCAGAGGCCAAGGACCTGGAACGCGGTCAGGGCCGTGACGCGAAGGAGTTCGCGCGCGACCAGGCCAAGGGTGACAGGGAATTCGAGCGCGACCAGGCACGCGAGGCCAAGGAATTCGAGCGCGACCAGGCACGCGAGGCCAAGGAGTTCGACCGGGCCAAGGACGCCGACTCCGA